AACCTATTAATCGAAACAGGAGCTCAGTCTGATTTTCAATATATTGTTGAAGAAGGCAGAGAGGGTCAACCATCTAGAGTTTATATTGAAGGACCTTATATGGTGGCTGAGAAAGTAAACAAAAACAAACGCTACTACGTCAAAGAAGAAATGGCCAAAGAAGTTGAACGATACACAACAGAGATGATTGGTAATCAGAGAGCCATGGGAGAACTGAATCATCCATCTACTGCTGAAGTAGACCTTGAGAGAGCGTGTCATATTGTGACAGAGCTTAAAAATAATGGTAATGAATGGATGGGAAAATCAAAAGTGTTATCAACACCTTGTGGAAAAATTGTTGAGAATTTAATCAGAGATGGAGTCAGGGTCGGAATGTCAACAAGATCATTAGGCAAGTTGATTGAAGAGACTGGTGGTGTCAACAGAGTGCAGGATATGAAACTAGTCGCCATTGATTGTGTGGCTGATCCAAGTTACACAGGAGCATTTGTAGATGGTATACTGGAGAGTAAGCAATGGATATGCGACAAGAGTGGTAACTTTTGCGAGTTGTATGAAACATTTGAGAATACGATTTCAGATTTACCACGTAAAGATTCTAACACAACAATCAAGGAAGCTCTAGGAGTATTCTTTAAATCCCTTTGAAATGAAACATAAACAACCAACTCAAAAATCGGCTATTTCTAAGTTTGTTAGTGATGTGAGTGCTGGAAACTATGCTAGCGCCAACACACAATTGACTTCGATTATAGAAAATAAACTCCTGAATCGCATAAATAATTTTAAGAATTTAAAAATCTTTAACAATCATGAGCGAAACTAATTTAAAATCACTACTTAAAGAGGCATCTGAGCACCTTACAGATGAAACTCTAAATCAAATAGAGTCAATGTTTAACGAAGCGGTAGACACCAAAGTATCTATCCATGTAGAGAAAGCACTTGTTGAACAAGACGAGTCACACGCTGGAAAGCTACAACAGCTTTTAGAGTCAATTGATGATGATCATTCGGACAAGTTACAGAAAGTAGTTGAGGCCATTGACAAGAATCATGCTCAGAAGTTAGTACAGCTTGTAAGGAAATATGAATCATCACTCAATGAAGAAGCCGGCTCTTTTAAAGAATCTATTGTAGAGAGTATCAGTACATATTTAGATGAATATATTGATGAAAAAATTCCGGTAGGTGATATCGAGGAAGCAGTCAAGAATAAAAAAGCGACCGCGGTACTCGAATCTCTTCGCTCCACTTTAGGTGTTGATTTCGCATTGGCGAAAAACACAATCCGGCACGCGATTCAGGAAGGTAAGGAAACGATTGATAAGTCACATGGTGAGATCAACGTACTACAGGAGCATAACTCTCAACTTGCTAGCAAAGTAGAGCAGCTATCCACACATATTCTATTAACTGAAAAGGCCAAAGATCTTCCTGAAGCGAAGAAATCTTACGTCTTTAAAGTATTAGGTGATAAAGACACACAATTTATTACAGAAAATTTTGACTACACAGTTCGTCTGTTTGACAAGACTGAACAAGACCGATTAGCGGAAATTAAACAAGAGGCTGTCTCCAAGAGAGATCCTGAAGTTGATCGTCCAATTGTAGAACAAACACAAACAACTGAACAATCAGTTGAAGATAAAATTTCAAGCCCATTTGTTGACTCGATCATGAGTGAACTTGGGAAATTTTAAGTAGAGATCAATTGATCTGAGTAAATCAGAAAAGGAACCAAAATTATGTCACAAGTAAAATCTCCAAATTCTTACATTGACGAAGCTCGAGCATCCGTGCTCATGGAAAAATGGGCACCTGTTCTTGATTATAGTTCTAGTAATGTCGCAGCTATTGAAGACGACCACACTCGTTTGAACACCGCTATTCTCTTGGAAAACCAAGAGACATGGTGCTTGGAAGAGAACTACGGAACTGGCGGAAATTCCGCCGGAGGCACCACTGGTGTTTTCGGAAGCGGATCGAACGTCGGTGCTACTGGTGGTAATGTCGGAAATACAGACTCCTACGCAGCTGGCGATGCCCGCTTGCCGAAGATTCTTATTCCGATGATTCGTCGTACGTTCCCTGAGTTGATCACAAACGAAATCGTTGGTGTTCAGCCCATGAGCGGACCTGTTGGATTGGCATTTGCTTTACGTTACCGTTATGAAGAGGAATCTCTTGGTACAGGTATCGACGGCAAAACCTCTCCGGACGCTAGTCGTAGAGTACGTGGTGGTGAGTCTCTCACTGCTGCTTCTGACACTGACGGTGCTGAGGTTGGTTACAACTACCTCGACACACGTTTCACCGGACAAGAGTCTGACCAGTTGACTGGTAAGAACTCCAATGGTGACGGTGTTTTCGGATCCTCTGGATTCGAAGCCGCTGACAAAGGTGTTGCTGCTCTGCTCAACAACTACGAACTTACTGGTGATATCCCTCAAATGGTTGTCTCTTTCGAGAAGACTGCTGTTGAGGCTGGCACACGTAGGCTCGCCGCTCGTTGGAGCGTTGAACTAGAACAAGATCTTAAGAACATGAATGGTATCGATATCGACACTGAATTGACAAACGCTATGTCGTATGAAATTCAAGCCGAGATTGACCGCGAAATGATCATGCGAATGATTCAAACTGCGATCAATGGAGGAGCCGGTATCGGATATTCCAGCTGGACACCTGCTAGCGCAGATGGACGTTGGATGGCTGAGCGGAACCGGGACCTTTATGCTAAGATTATCGTAGAAGCGAATCGTATTGCTGTACGTAACCGTCGTGGAGCTGCAAACTTTATTGTTGCAACTCCTAAGGTTTGTGCAATTCTCGAGATGCTTCCCGAATTCCAGTGGATGTCCGTACAAGGCAATGTTAACACACAGCCTGTCGGAGTCGCTAGAGTTGGTAATCTTGGAGGACGTTTCAACGTTTATCGTGATACACGTACGGAGGCTCAAGGGCCTAACGTTAACAAGAATGATGACATTCTTGGCAACCCGTCACGTCGATCCGAGGAAGTTAACTACGTTCTTCTTGGCTATAAAGGACCTGAATTCTATGACACTGGTATCATCTATTGCCCGTACATCCCTGTGATGGTACAACGGACAATCGGACCGAATGATTTCGCCCCTAGGGTTGGACTTCTCCCACGTTATGGTGTGGTTGACAACATCTTCGGAGCACACCTCTACTATCATCTTATTGTAATCAATGATATTGGTACAGGGGATTCATTCCAACGATCCAGTAGCGAAGTCAAGTTTTTATCTTAACTAGATTACTCATATAGCCGTTGAAATGATACACACGGCGATAAAACAATTTTCGACTCTTACAGGTGATGCTGGAGAGTCGTTTTTTTTGTCTATTGTCTGGTAGTTTTTACAAATGGTACATCCATATCAACTAGGCTCTTGAACTCAGACAGTTGAAGTAACGAACTGTGACTCACTCTGAACGGATTGATATCAATACCACCACGACGCACATACAAGCATGCTACTGCTAACTTATCCGGGTTGAATGTATCTAACAATCGCTTATACACAGTCTCACAAATCTCTTCATGGAAATGACACTCGTCTCTGAATGAGACAACATACTTGAGCAAGCTTTCCATGCTTGGTTGTGTTCTTCCTTTCATGTAAATATACACATCCCCCCAATCCGGTTGACTAGTCACACGACAATTACTCTTGAGTAGCGAGCTATGATACCTTGCTAAGGTTGGAGTTGTACTGAGCTCGTTGGTAGCTTCTAATAGTTCTGGTGTCTCGTTATACACACTACATTCAATATCACGAGTGGTTAACACATCTTCTAATGTGATATAATCTTTAAAGTAATTCTTACCACCTTGTAAAACACTAGCTGGATACACCTTGACTTCCACATCAGTTTCTAATAATTTAGACAGGTCTCTTGAGCTTATATATTCAATCGAGTTAATCACATTATCAGCTCCGATGCCTAACTGGGTCATGTTGAATGAATTAAAGTACAACTTGATACTCTTACTCTCAACAATGCATGGACTATCACAAGGATATTTAACTTTTGCGTAACCGGTCACTGGTACACCACTATCAGTTAATGCTGAGATTTCATACGCATTCCACACGTCACAACCTTCAAATGGTAGATCTTCATCTACAATATCGAGATGCTTCCTATTGTTAATCCTGGGTTCTCGTACTAACAACTCTGCATCGTACGTACTTTTGTATTGGCTGGTCTGTCCCAAGTGAACAGAAATGTT